TCAAAGTAACGGAAGTGTTTATTACCGAGTGCGCCATAAAGTGAGTTCAAGAGAATCTTAATAGCCATTTGCTGATTCTCAAGTTGGTTGATTTCTTTCTCGAGATGAAATGTCTTACCTTTTTGATATTCACGTTCTTTGGCAAGCATTTGTTTTTTGACTTCGGAACGTTCGGAATAATAGTCTACAATAATCTGAGGCAAGATACCTTGATGAGATTTATCATAGGTAGAACCATTGGCTGCAATAGAAATATTATGTTCACGAAAGTTACGTGGCACCGGATCAGACTCAAGATAACCGAGTACACCATTTGGTGCTTGAGCCGATGTAATTGTTTCAGGCGACATATTGTATTGTACAATAAGATTAGGATACAGAGAGTTTAAATCGAACGATACAACCCAATCGTGCGAGCCAACCTTTGGTTCTTTCACATAGCCACCTGGATATGGTAGTTTAGCCTTTACTTCATTAGGTGGAACAATAATATTCTTTTTGTTAAGTTCACGATATATGATTGAATCCCATATAGCAGTCGTACCCATCGTATCGGCTAAAACTACTCCACCTTTATATGCTACGGTAAGGGCAAGATTGATAAGACCCATCTTGTCATCGATACGTTGTACAAGTTGAACGTCTTTGATATTATAGTCGATAAATTTTTGGTGATCGTTTTTATAGAGCGTATGAAGACTACCATGTTCCTCATAGGATAACTTCTTCTCACCGAGCACCGTATAACCGATATGATCGAGTTTATAGGATTCTTGAGCACCATAGGAATAACCGAACTTCTTGAACAATTCAAGATAGTCTGCTTGTTCGATACCAAAGATTTTGTATGTATCGGACATAGTTATATCGGAATCTACTATATTCCATGGCGATAATCGTTTAACGGCTTGGTCAGAACCAATTCGAGTTAATCTGTTAATTAAGTATGGTATATCAAAATATCGACAATTCCAGCCAGTAACTACATCAGGATAATTATCAGACCAGTACTTAAGGAAACTGGCAAGCATAGCTTCTTCGGAATCAAACTTTTTATATTGAATCAGATCGCCATGCATTTCTATCTGACATTTTTCTACGTCATAATCACCGAGACCCCATACATGATATATGGAAGACTTACTGGATTTAAGAGCAATAGAAATGATTGGATGTAATGCTTCGTCTGGTTCAGGGAATCCATCATCAGAAGCAACCTCAATATCAAAGTTAACCACATTGATATGAGCTGGATTGAATTGAATATTGTTAGGCCATTTTTCGGCAATGAATTGTGTTGGCCACCGGTCCATACCATAGATTTTAAACTCATCAATATCTTGATATTGTTTCATGAATTGCTTGGCTTCACTCATACTATCAAATTTAATAGGAGCCACCGGTATACCATCAAGTCCAAGGAATGGAGATTCCTCGTTAGACTTAATATACAATGTAGGTTGAAATCTTACTTTAGATTGAATAGGTGCACCTGAATCATTATATCCACGATATAGGATTTGATTCATGTGACGATTTACTGATGTATAGAATGACAAAAGATACCTCCGTGTATGGAGCCATTATATCACGAAAAAAGGGGGTTGTACACCCCCGTTTTGTTATTGTGGAAAATATTTATTTAGCATTTCAACTTGATCATTATATCTTGCAATTTCATCTAGTTCTTGTTCAATTGCTTCTATAATGTCTGGATGCTCCCCAACTCCTGCTGGGTTTGTCATATAAACTTCTACGTTAGCTTTATGCTTTGATATATGACCATTTGCGTGCGCTTTAAGTGCTTCGAGTAGCTGTAGTCTCATTATTTCTCCTATAGGCTGAAGGGGCTTTCGCCCCATCAGTTCATTTCAATTTCGAAACTTCGAGCATGCATTGTTTAGCTTGCTCATGGTATCCTTGGCGAGACAGCTCAGCGGCTGCTCTAGAATAACCAACGATATACATTGTTCTGTTTAAGGATGCCCAAAAACCAGATAAAGGTGCAAATGTGTATCTCATTATAGCTTCAGTCATACCCAACCTCCTAAGTTGCTGTTTACTTCAGCAGCTCTTTTATGGTCGCGATGTCCGTTTGCTACGGCGTATATATCACATCGGCCTATTCCAATGTCATTAAGTTCAGCAGTTGAAAGAGCACTTAGCTCTCTAATTGTTTGCCTTACTTTTTTATTTCGTTGGTAACCAGCGTTCCAATTTTTTAGTAAACCTACTAATCCTTCAATCGGATTCCGTAAGTAATTGCTTAGTACTAGTATGTGTTGTGTCATTTGATGATTCCTCGTTTTGACCTATATTAATCTTACGAGGACGCATTTCTTCTGGAATGACATACTTCAGTTCAATTGCAAGTATACCATCCTGAATATCTGCTCCGTGCACTTGTACGTGCTCAGACAGCCTGAACGTACGCTTAAACTTCTTGGTAGAAATACCACGATGAATAAACTCACGACCTTTTGACTTATGATCGCCCGCTACTGTTAATGTACGATCCTTAACCTCTACAGATAATTCATCTTGTGAGAATCCAGCAATTGCTAATTCTATAAGATAATCTGATTCACCAGTCTTAATAATGTTATGAGGTGGATAATGATCATTCGCGTGTTTAGCTGTCCATTCAAGTTCATTGAATAGATGGTCAAAGCCAACGAATGAGGAACGGGGAAATAGTGTGTGTAAGCCTGTCATTGTTATCTCCTTTTGATCAAGCAAGATTGAAATGTGACCGGATTATTCCGCATCACAATTGTATTTATACAGTACAGCTATTACCTTACGGTATAGCTGTTATTTGTTACCTATATTATACTTAGGCAACAATTCCCAATTATTCTTATCTTTATAAGAAATAATTTTTATTTGACGAAGTGGCGCGCATTTAAGATCGGTACCGTTTAGTACTGTTACTAGTCCCCAATCACTAAGCAATGTCGCTATCGTATTCCTACGTTCAATGTCTGTCTCTTCTAAGTTTGCTTTCTTACTATCAAGTAGAAATAGCTCTTTAAAATGCACGATAAAATATCGGCCTTGTTTGTGTAGAATATGACAGGATTGAAATAATTTCTTTTCTTTACGTGAAGCTACACCAATACGTGTTAATGTTTCACGGACTTTTAGGAAGTCATCTGGTTCATTTAAGGTAATTTCCAACATATCAGTCGGATTCCATATTACCGTTTTATCTTCTTCTTCCACCTTTACTCACCTTGTTTTTTATAATTGTTATTTGGTCAGGCGATAGAAGTGTCAGGGCTTGGCGGGCTTTCTCATTACTATACCCATAATATTCCTTGACAGCATCAATATCACTTTCTTTTTGAGCCTTAGCCCACTTAGAAAACCTTTTACGCTTTCTGATCATATTTATAAGAAATTGATATTGTAGTTTGTTGTCAATCTGGTGGTGTCTATTCATTTCATTAGTAACGATAATAGTATCTTGAAAATAAGATAAACCTCTATTTACCATGAATGAGTTGTATGCTTTTTCACAATCGTCATCAATCATAATATCTTGTTTAGTTAGATTGATACTATTTAAATAATCAAAATGATTCAAAATCCACCTTCAACCCCACTGTCTTGACTTGTCCATTCTAATGATCTTATTCGGTCCCACAATACATCTTCTGTTAAATCTACTGAATTACCTTGTTGAACATCAGTATCTCGATAATATAATTGTGGATATGTTTTGTGGTCATTAGGTAATGGATGGTTATGCAGAACAGTATAATCTATGTTCCACTCGTCTAGCTTCTCTTTTAGCATATGACAATAATAACACGAATCTTTAGTAAATAACACAAGTGATTTTAGTTTCATTACATTTTTACCAATGGTTCTACATTAGATACGTCATGAAAATCATTTCTATAATGAGTTCTAGCGTAACTTTCTTTTACAATATAACCATCTTTTTTTCTATATACAGTATACTCTTCTTTAATTACATCAGTTTTATCTGATTTAAGTGCCTGTGTAAAAGGTCCTTCGTTCATGTTCTA